GTACAGGGTGTGGGCGATGGCGATGCCGTCGGGGAGCGTGGCCCCGTCTGCACCCATCAGGTAGTTCGTGGCCATCGTTTGATGGCCGAATTGTCCCCCGAGGTGGGCGGGCACGAGGTGGATCGTGTCCGCCCACCAGGGTGGGGGAACGAGTTACCCGACGGTAACTGCGGTTACGGGGTGACGACCCCGGTGACCGCGAAGTGCTTCGACCGGTTGCTGACGGTCAGGTTGCCGTAGGTGGTGATGATCGAGTACCGGGCGTCGACGGTGGTGGCGGTACCACCGGCAGCGGCGGACAGTCCGTCGGAGAACGGGGACTGCTTGAACCACCGCTGGCTGTGGCCGACGAGGGCGATGTACTTCGAGTTGAGCCCGTAGATCGTCCCGGCCGGGCAGTCCCGGTCCCAGTAGATCGGGGCCTGCTTCAACATCAGCGACGTGAACCCGGCGTTGGCCGACTTGACGTCCTGGTAGCGGACGTTGGGGGTCAGCTCGCCTTCGTACTTCTCGTAGATCGCCTGGGTGGTGAAGATGCCGTCGATGACATCGTTGCCGTCCGACGACGTGTTGTAGGCGTTCCCGGCTGCGGCCTGCACCTTCGTGTACGAGCCCCACGGCAGGACGACGGCACGCCACCACGAGTTCAACGAGTCGGTGGCGTCGATGCCACCAACCGCGGTGCCACCAGCGGTGACGAGGGCGGCGAGCCCGAGGAAGTCCTTGCCTGCGTTGCCGGTGCCATCGGCGTACAGCTGCTTGTTCAGCTTGTTCTTGAGGGTCTCCTCAGCCTGCATCACCTTCGCCCGCAGCAGGTTGATGACGGCTTCCTCGCCGTTGTTCTGGGCCTCCTCGAGCCCGGAGATCGCCATCGTCGCGAACAGCTGGCGCCACGGGAACTGGGCCGCCGAGATGCCTTCCTGCGGCACGATCGAGATGGCGTCCCACTCGCCGTAGCTGCCTGCCTGCCCTTCGGCGTAGATGAGCGGCTCGACGATGGACACGCCGCCGGAAAGCTTCCGGACGGCGTTCTTCTCGGTGAGCCACCACAGCAGCGGGCGGCTCTTGAAGATGTTGTCAGTGAGGGTCTTGCGGTAGTTGCTGAGCGTCGTGCTCAGCAGGGAGTCGAAGTTGACGTTGCCGACGGCCACGAGGGCCTCCTATGAGTTTTGGACCATCGCAACTGGGCCAGTGGCCGCTTGCGGCCTAGAGCCAGCCGTGTTGGCGTTTCGCCTCGGCGAACGCTTCCTCGATGGTGGGGGATGAACCGGGTGACGGCTCCACGGCGTTGGTTGCCCCATTGCCCGAATGCACGGTCTCGGACGCCTGAGTCTTCGCGGCAACCCGGGCAGCCTCTTCGGTTCCCTGTTGCTCCTTCGCCGCTGCCATCCCTTGGCGGTAGCGGTCGAACGCGATCTCCTTGTAGACGTTCTCCAAGTCCAGACGTTGCTGTTGGAACGCTGCCTGGACGACCTCGGACGGGTTGAAGTCCTCGCCGTATCGCTGTTGCAGAACCCCGACCGCTTGCCGTAGCTGCTGATCTGCCTGCTGCTGCTCGTACCGGGCCAGCCGCTGGTCCATCTCCCGGATGCGGACCTCGTTCGGATCATTCGTCCAATCGGGGTCTTCCGGTTCGGCTTCGGCCTGTTCAGCCAGGTACTGGGCTTGGAGGATGCGCAGAGTTTCCTGCGGGTTGTTCTCCAACGCCTGTTGCAACGTGAGCCCGAACTGGGCTCGACGTTGTGCGTCGGCCAGCTCCTGCGTCTTGCGGGTGTAGTCCGCTTGACGCTGGTAGCCGCCGAGTGCTTCGGACAGCGGGACCGACAGTTCTTCGCCGTCGACCTTGAGCCGGACGTGATGGTCCGAGTATTCGGTCGGGTCGAAGTATGACGGTTCGGGGGGAGCCGGAGCGGCGCTCTCCCCACCTTCGGTGGGAGCTGCTTCGGCTGGGACGCCGGTCTCGACCGGTGCGTCACTCACGGTGAATCCTCAAATGGGTTGCTCACATGGAGAACGCCGAGTTGTCCCCACCCCCCACCGGAGGTGGTGACTACATGCCGGGCGGGATGTTCGGCGGTGCGACACCGGGAGCGCCAACAGAGGTGACGTTCGATGGTGGAGGTGCTCCAGCAGGCCCGGGCGGGGGACCCGCCTGTTGCTGCTGGCGCTGCATGAACTCCTGCACGACCTGGGCAACGAAGTCGACGCGACGCTCCGGCGGCATCGTCTGCAACGTCTGCACCAACTGCTGCTGCGCTTGAGGTGGCAGCTGCTGCATCAACATCTGCAAGCCCTGGAGCAGTTCGGGTGGAAGACCCATGGCGCCGGGGCCACCGCCGGGCGGTGGAGCCCCGACCGGACCACCGGGCAGCGATGGTCCGGCCGGTGCGGGACCTGGAGGTCCACCAGGCATAGGGGGTGCCTGTTCCATCCCGGGGGAGGGCGGTTCCCCAGGACCTTGTTCGGGCGGAGCGCCCTCACCCGGCGCCATCTCGGCGCCGGGAGGCGGACCCGCCTGAATGAACTGATCGGGGTCCTTCACCCCGAACCCGGTCTGCAGCACATACTTGGCCAACTCGGCTTCGTTGATGACCCCGGCCGCCGCGAACGGCGCCATCGCATCGACGAGCTGCATGGCGGACTGGCGGCGGAACGTCTCGTTCTGCGGCTGGGTCGACCCGGCTTCCACATCGAAGTCGAACTGTCCGGCGATGTAGTCCTTGTCGTAGGTGATCCACACCGGCAGCGCGGCGGGGCCGACGACCCGCACGACCTGCTCACCGGTCATGTACTGCTGCAACAACATGATGAGACGCTCACCGACGAGGGCGAGGAAGTTCTCGATGCGGGCCATCTTGTCCTGGGCCCGGCTGTTGGCGGCGTCCTGGATCATCGCCGCCTCCGTCGCGGTGCGGCGGATCGAGGGCTGCTGGCCACGCATGTAGTCGGAGACACCGGACACCTTGTCCATGTCGTCTTCGATCATCTGGGACTGGTTGTAGAAGTCGGGCGGGACCCCGATCGACGGCATCGGGATGATCACCCGGTTGAGGTCCTGACCGGCGTTGACGGGAACCATCGTGTTGTCCTCGTCGGACTCGAGCGCGTTGATGCCGGTGTCGTCGAACGCGTCCTCCATGTACAGGTACTTGCGGCCGTTGCGCTTACGGTGGTTGATCATCTGCGTGCGGGTCTCGTTCAACTCGAGCTGCGCCGGTTCGATCTGCTCGAGTTCGCCGATCGGGTAGAACTCGTCGGCCACCTCGTAGTTGCGCAACATCAGGAACGGATGCCCGAACGCGTACGGCATCTTCTCCGGGTTCCGCAGGAACCCCTCCGTGGACCCGTCAGCGAAGACGCAGTACGTCTTGCGGCGCAGGTCGTAGAACTCGATGATGTCGACGTAGCCCTTGTCTTTGGCGCCGGAGGAGGCGACCTCGTGCTGGGAACGGCTGTCGTCGTCGAACCGGGACGACGTGGTCGGCTGGACCTCTTTGCGGACCTTGGTGTTGGTGTACCGCTTGTCGACCCGCACGTCGTTGACCGGTCGGCGGATGCGCTGGCAGATCCAGGCCATGTCCTCGACGGTGTGGCAGTCCGGGTCGACGAAGATGTCTTCAACCGAGATCCTCTCGGCGAACGGCCGGTCGTCGCGGACCTGCATCTCGGACTCGACGTTGCCGTCGTGTTCCTCCCGGTCGTCGATGCCCTCATCGGCGACCTCGGTCGAAGGCGGGTCGGCCGACGCGACCTTCGGTTCCTGCACGAACTTGTAGCCGACCTTCATCCAGCCGTGCCCGAACACCAACCAGTCGTTGACGGTGAGACGGAACTGCTGCTGGTACTTCTGCGTCCGCCAGATGTAGTTGACGACCTCCTCGGTGAACATCGCCTGGGCTTCATGCTTCGGTGTCCGGGCCGACACCGTGAAGCGAGGGTTGGACACGGCCACCGACGGTGCGATCACGTTGATCGTGGCGAAGGACATGTTGATGACGAGCTGGTCGCCGGACCCACCGGCCTCGTAGTGCTTGCCCTTGTACAGGTCCCGCATCCGGGACCACGTCCCGTCGTAGTCGTTGGACCGCCACCGCTTCGAGCGGGTGAGCTGCGCCACATAGTTCTGCAGCAGGTCCTGGTTCCTCGGCGGCGCCATCACCGCACCCGTTCGACGTCGCCAGAACGGATGCGGTGCTCACCGACGTGGCGGTCGATGTACTCCTTGCGGGTGGTGTTCCACCCGTGCCGCCCAGGGACGGCACCGCCTCGGTAGGTGAACCCGACGCTGCGGAGATGACACCCGAAACACTCCCCATCGGGCCGAACGGGGCGGATGTCACTGCCACATGTGGAACATGAGTTCACGTAGGAGGGCCGTATTGTCCCCGCACGGTCGTGGAGCCGATCTTCTTGCGCCGCAAACGCATCCGATTCACCCCGTTGGGGGTCCCGATCCGGAAGCCGTCGCCGTACATGCGGGCCTCGATGTAGCCCATCGTGCCTTCACCGGGCTCCTGATCGACCCGGTACTCGGGCAGCCAGGCGTGCTGCATCATCTGCACGGCGATGGCGAGGGCCATCGTGCGGTCGTCGAACGGGGAGCCGTGCATCCGCCCGTTGCCCTCTCGGACAAAGGTCCGTAGCTCGGCGACGGTGTCGGCGTCGAACAGTTCCACACCGCCGTCGCGGATCTCCCGGCCCAACTCGTCGATGGCGAGGGCCTTCGAGGCGAACGTGGTTCGCCAGCCCAGCAGTTCGGTCTTCGGTTCGAACCGTTGCAGGTGGCGGTGCTGGCGGTAGATGTTGCGGTAGCCAGCGTCTCTCAACGCTGAAAGCGTTGTCAGGCCATGGTTGTTGCTCTCCACTCCAACGAGGGCTGTGTTGTACCACAGCCCGAGTTGCGTGAGGATGTCGGAGCCGAACAGGTCGGCGTCGACGTGACCGTGGAACACGGCGACCACACGCCGGTTCGTGGCGTCGATCACCTGGGCGCACGAGTAGTCGCCGTGGGCGAGACCCTCCGAGGGGTCGGCCCCGATGACGTACACCGCCTTCTTCTGCGGGAACTCCCACACGGCGAGGGAGCCGCCGTCGTTCACGAACTCGCGGGGCCGGTCCTCCGGCTGCCAGACATACCCCCGCGCCCGCGGTTCCGTCGGCACCACAGCCCGCACAGCGTCAACATCGAAGACAGGGTTGCCAGAACGTAGAAACGCCTCGTCCGGGTTCGACGGGTACTCCTGGGCGAGCTGCCACGGGGGTAGCTCCGCCTTCTTGGCGTCGTACCACGCCTGGTCGCGGTCCCCGGCCGACCATGGGAAGAAGATCCCCTTGTACCGGTTGCCGCGCTGCTGGCTGTTCGTCCACAACGTGTGCAGCAGGTTGCCTTCACCGTTGGCCGTGCCGAGCATGATGATGCGTCCACCAACGTCGGCGATCGGCTCGATCGCCGCGTACGCCTCGTCGGAGTTGGGGAGGTACCCGATCTCGTCGACCACGACGAGGAACACGGACTCGCCACGTCCAGGGTCGCTTGCGGAAGGCAGCGACTCGATGCCGCTTTCGTTGGACCATGACAACTTTGCCTGCGTGTTCTCGGTCCGCATCGGTCCACGAAACTTCATCCACTCCGGCAGGAAGCGGTACCCGTACTTCGCCTTCTGGAGCAGCTTGGCGGACTCGCGCTCCGTCTTGGAGATGAGGACCACCGCACGGTCCGGGTAGAAGAACGTGAGCCAGAACGCGTAGGTGGCGATGAGCGTGGAGAACCCAATTTGTCGTGCTTTGAGCACGACCGTGTATCTGCTGTTCAGCCATGTCTCCACCGTCTCCCTCTGGGCGTCGCGGCAGTCGAGCAGGATCTTGCCGCGCTCCGGATGCCGGATGCACCAGAAGTTCGACGTGAAGAACAGGAAGCCCTCCAGCAGGGCGTCGGGACCTGCGGTCCACGGAGGGGCGCACTGGCGCCACTTCTTCTCGAGGAGCAGTTCATCGAACGAGACGTCAGGCATCGCGGTCGGCTACGTCGACCTCAGACATCTCGTCGTCAGCAGCCTCCGGCTGACCGGCTCGCCGTTCCTCGGCGAGACTGACTGCGCCTTGGGCGAGTAGAGCGTCCAACTCGGCGTCCGACAGCTCCGTCGTCCGCTTCACCGTCACCTCCATCGCCGGAGGCCGGATCGCGTTCGTCGCCTCCAGATACAACTTCGCGGCCTGCACCTGCAGCCGGTTCCGCGGATCAGTCGCCGCCCGATACAAGGTGTCCATGATCTGACGGGACCGGTCCGGCGACCCGATGATCGCCGAGGACCGACGACGCCACTCCTCCACGAACTGCGGATGTTCCGTCCAGCCCCGCACCGTGCGGACATCCACACCCAACAGATCGGCGAGCTTCTGGCGTGACGAAGGCTCCCGCTCCGGAACCGGAGTGGTCAACCACTCCATCACCTTCACCTTGCGCCAGTCATCATCCCAACGCCACCCGGGACGGGTGGACTCCGTGTGGCGGACCATGTCTAGTCAGCCCACCTGTCCCCGGTGGGCTGACACTCGGCGAAGCCGTAGAGGGCCCGGTTGTCCCCGGCCGCAACGCCTACGGCGTTGTTGAAAACCCGCGAGGTACTCGTTCCACACCCGCAGGGGCTCAGGGTGTGGGACTCCGAACACGTGTTCTTGGCACGCGTACTCGTTCCACACCCAGCCCTCGGGTGTGGAACTCCTCAAAAAACATGACCAGACCAGTTGACAGGCCGTAGGCCTGTGAAATTAAGATCCGAGCGCACGCGAGGCCGACGCCCACAGAGGCCGAGCGTCGCCGGGCCACAGCCCGGCGTACCTCTACGAGGCTGGGAGCCTCGACCAGCCTCCGGCTCTACCGGCCTCCGGCTGGTCGGGAACCACAGCGAGCCGACAGACGAGCCCGAGGAACGAGAGGCTCGCCTGACGGCGAGCGATTACACCCCCACCGATTTCAGCAGTCGCGGACAACCACACAGTCAGTTCGCAATCAAGACGGGACTATCGATCCTGCGGATCGAAACGGGACTCCGTCCCGAAACGGGACTCCTATAGAAACCCCAACCAGCAGCCGCGGACAGCATCCGCCCAGGCCACGAGCCTGCAGGCGCCGAACCAGGGACTCCTGACCGGCTGTTTCATACGAAAGTACCGAACCCTAGCCATCCTTCTTCGGCGGGGGGCGGCGGGCCCCCACGCCCCGGGTGGCCACCCGTCGGCCCGGCCAGCATGGAACGCTCACTACATGAAAACCCCTGGTCACGGGCTCGAGCACGCCGCGAAGCGTGGCATCCGTGCGCATGTAGAGGAAGAGAGAGAGGAAGAGAACGGGAACCGAGTACCCGTGTTGGGGTGACCGGGCACGGGTGGCGGGTGGCCAGCTCGAGCATGGGTGCGTGGCTCGAGCTGCCATCTCCGGGAACATTCTCGCCGCGAGGGGTTGCGGTACGGTGCGAGCATGTATAGCCTGGTCTACATGAACGGCACACTTGACTGGACGATCACCCACGGGGATCGGTATGGGCAACCCACGTGGGTTGAGGCAATGCGCACGGATGGCGCGTACATCATCGTGGACACCGATGACGGCGCGATCGTAGAGAACGGGCTTGTGAGCGAGTACGGGGCCACGATCAAGCTCCCGTCGGATGTCGCAGACCAGATCACGGCCATGATCGATGGCTGACCAGCTCTCACAAGCGCCTAGGCGCTTGTGGGGCCACCAGAACACTCCGGACCCCGTTCGGAGCGTTCTGGTGGCTCGCACCGAGCGAGCCACGATGACCCATCGGAGGGATCATGACAAACATTCACCTACTGGCACCCGGGACCGAGCGTTCCGACGAATACGGCACGTGGGCCGACGTCATGTGTGGCGCGGTCGGGTCTTACTACTCGGCCGTACCGGCCGAGACCACGTGCTCGCGGTGCATCGTGGCCACGCTTCCGATCCCGTCGGACGTGCTCTCATGAACGGGGTGACGAACATCCGCGAGGTTCGCGGCGCCTACGTGCGACCAGGTTTGCACTTCCGCGTCGTCGGTGTGGGCAGTGAATGGACCGGTCCGCGCATCGTTGGGACGTTCTACGACGATGCCACGGGGGAGATTGAGTGTCGCACCGTGAACGGTGGCGTGTGCTACGTGCGACCCCGTGACATCGTCACAGTGTGCGAGCACTCTCACCCCTACGGGGGCGAGTGATGGCGCGGCAGCTCATTACGGCCGATGACATCGGCACGCTGGTCACACTGTCCGTGCGTCCCGCGTCGGGTAAAGGATCCTGGCGTTACGTGTCTGGCATCGTGCGCAGTGTGGACAACGTCCGCGCCACCATCGGTGTGATGCACTACCCGACGGGCCCATGGGATCGTTGGGAAGCACACGAAACGGCCACCCCGCTCGAGCATCGGCGCATCATGCGCCGTGCGTGATCGTGGGTCGACGATCCCTCACGGGCTACGGCCCGTGCGGGAACGTGGATCATCGGTCTACGTGGGTTGCGAACCGCGCACCCTATGTATACACTGGTCTAATAGTTCCGGAGCGGTCCAAACCACCCGCCCGGCTGATTCATCGGAGGAATCGACATGACAACACGGAAGACACTGCGCATCGCAGACGCGATCGCGACCGCTAACGCGATGCTCGCGGCATCGCCGGACGACTACGACCGCGAGCGGTCGGGCATCGCATCGTTCCTAGAGGCACTGCTACATGACGCGGACGCGTACCGCGGGTTCGGCTACCTGCCGACCGAATGGAACGCGGGCGGCACGGCACTGCGCGACGACTACGACGACACGCGTCGGCGCTACATCGGCGGCGCGGCGTGAACGAGATCACGGACCACCTAGGCGCTATCGCGCCGCACCTAGACCAGACGTTCCGTCTGGCCGTGGACACGGCCCGTGCTGGCGTCAAGCCACGCGACGACTACGCGACCATGGCAACGGTCCGGGCCCGTCACGGTTTCGCGCAACTCGCGGCCCCGCTACTGACCGCGCCCGATGGCAATCACAAGCTCGCGGGTAGCAAGGTCCCCGCCTACGGGCTCACGTTGCAACACTTCCGGGTGGTGCTCCCGGCAGTGACGGAAACCGTCACGCCGACCGTTGCGCCTACCGTCGCGGTCCGTCCTGACTCGCGTCATGTGGATTGGGCCGCCACTCTGTCCGATCCTGACTTCGCGAACATGGATGTCCCGATCGGGACCATCATGCGACGTCACCCGCGTCTGTCTG